CTCGCGTTCGTAATCAACCATAGCTAGCTCTAAGGACACAGTATCAGAGTTATAGGTTATACTGGAAATATAAAATCCACTAAAACTGGCTTCTAATATGTCTGGAGTTGTAGATAAAACTAACTCCATTAAAATTTTTGGAGGCCCACTAATAGTACGAATTATAGGTGTTACATATCGTGTAACATCATGTAGATTAATACTAGAACGTGGTGCTTGTGCTTCATTTTCACTTGGAAGTGTTATTTCCATTGGAAGAAACATAAATTCATTGCTGCGGCTAATAGTTCCGTAAATTACTTCAGTATCTGATGTTGATGCAAGGCGACGGGATTTATAGGTTCCGTCACCTTGTAAAATTTCTTCTACACCATCACATAGTCTAGCTACTACTTGAGTAGGGTTAGCTGGGTCGTATATTGTAAGTAAAAATATTAAATCAGCATCAGATTCTGGTGCAAAAATTGCCCTTAATGCTGCGGGCTTCATAGTAGCTAATCTGCTCATGGTAGTATTTCTAGTTGGAAACTGGTAGTTGTATAGCCTGGTGCTAAATACGCTATATTGTATAGTGTACCAGTACCTGACGGCACTAAACGTACTTCTACAGCTGGTTCTGTTGGTTTTCTTGGATGTATGAATGTAAATCTTTTGGTACCACGCAATGTAGTTTCTACAAAATTTTCAAATGTCTGAGTTTGAGCGTCAGTCCAAATAAATGAAACTTGCATTGTATTTGGACTACGACCACGACGACGTTCTTTTGCAGGTCCTGCATCCATTGGAGATCTTATAATAAGAGCTCCTCCGGATTCAGTAAAACCTTTTTGCGGTATTTGCGGTACCCCTGGAGGCCAGGGTATAGCCATAATTATCTCCTAATTAATTGTGGACGTAAACCATAAGTTCCGCCAAGTGCTTTTTGTGTAGAGCTGCCGCTGCGATTCATATCGCCTGCACTAACTTCACCAATGATTATGTCAATCTTGCGATTTCCACGTGAATCTGTGGTTTCACGAGTTTCAGCTTTTTCATTACCGTAATTATGTACATTAACTTCAACGCTACCACTATTATTTTCACGACTGCGAATACCCAAGTTTCCTTGACTATCGCGCTTTAGGGGCATAATAGCTTCTGGCCCTGCTTCACCCATTATACCAGTACCGCGTGCAAATTTAAACATTGTTGGTGAGTCTACTATTGAGTTTGTAAATGTACCGCCTTTGGCAAATGCTTTTACACCGTAGTCATACGCAGCACCTTTGGCAGAAAAATCTAGCGGATCGACTGCACCACTACCCATACCTGCACGGCTAGTAGGTGTACTACCCCCCATTCCAATAGCATTCATAAATGCACCTGCTACACCACCTAAACCACCCATGCCTTTGTACATACTTAACATTTGTTGACGTATTTCAAAACGTATTAAATCTTCAATCATAGAGTTTATTAAACCCTTAAAATCTAGTTTACCTGTTTTTGCAAAATCAGCAATTGCATCACCCATTTTTACAAAAGCATCTTCTACAATTTTAGAAAAACCCTCCATACGCTTACTCATACTATACTGAAGCTCTACTGCCTCTCTTTTTGCAGCATTAGATCTATTAATTAATGCTAGTTCGTTATCATAGTAGGTTTGTACTGCACTTTTTTGTGTTTCTAATGCTGAAGTATCTGCATTAACATTAGCTTTCTTTGCTTGATCAATTTTTGTTTGTATATCAGCAGTATCTGTTACTCGGCGTCTTTCAGCTAGTGCTAACTCTTTTACCTTGTCAGCTGCTAAAGTATCTAATTTTAGTAGTTTTTCTTTGTCAGCTAGTTGTTGGTCTGTGTATTTTCCTAGTTGCGCTTCTATTCCTAATATCTCTGATCTACTTTGTAGTTCAGCATCAGCTGCAGCAAACGACTGATCTTGAGCTTTGGAAGCAATATCACGCTTCATAGTTTCTGCTTTAGCTTTTTCAGCAATTTTGGCTTGTTCAGCTTGCATATCCGCTATAGTTTTTTCAATGCCTTGTCTTTTTTCAACTACTTCTAATTCAGCTTTTCTTTGGATAATTGTTTGACCTAAAGCAGCAGATACTTCTTTATTTGCGTCTTTTTGTCTTAGTTCAATGTCAGC